TGATAAATCAATTGATGCGACTTTCAAAATTGCAAACACAACCGCTGGCACTGATGCGCTAGTTGAGGCAATGGATGGTTTGCGTGACGGATTCAGCGTTGAATTAGCGGTGAATGATTATGAGATGGCGAAGGATGGCACAATGAAAGTTATTTCTGCTGATCTCACTGCCGTTGCATTAACCAGTGAGCCAGCGATCCGATCTGCTCGTGTTTCCCGCGTAGCAGCAACAACCGAGGATTCTGAAGCCGTGACTACGGAAACAGATCAAACAACACCAACCGAAGGAGAAAACGCAGTGTCTGACACTACCGTTGAAACACCTGCTGCACCTGCTGAAACAGTAGAGGCATCATTATCAATTAAGGCAACTGGCAACATGCCAATGGCTTACACAAATGTTCGCAATCCAATAAAGACAACTGCGGATTATTTACATCATTCAATTCAAGCAACACGCGGTGATCATGAATCACGCGAGTATATTGCTGCAACAAATAACTCAACAGGTGACAATCCTGGTTTAATTCCAACACGCCAACTTTCAGAGGTAGTCAATGGACTTGCCGACAATGTGCGTGCATCAATTGATTCAATCTCAACAGGCACATTGCCTGATGCTGGTTTAACATTTGAGATACCAAAAATTACTCAATTGCCAGCAGTAGAAGTTACCGCTGAAAATGATGCAACACCAAATGTTAATTTGGAATCAGAATTCATCCAGGTGGATGTCAAGAAATTCAGTGGCGAGCAAGTAATGAGCGTTGAATTACAAGACCGCTCATCCCCTGCATTCGTAACTGAGATTCTTTCAAATCTTAATTCACAATATGCACGCGCAACAAATGCATACAACTCATCAATCATTTTGGCTGGTGCGACTAACACAGCATTCACAATTGCTGGTGCAACAATTACAGCATCAGAATTACTTGATTGGGTTGCAAAGGGTGCAGTAAGTGTTTATGCAAATACATTCCGTTTTGCTGATGCAATAGTCGTATCGCCATCCATGTGGGGAACAATCATGGCCATGAATGTGGATGGGCGTCCAATATATAACGCATTGCAACCACAAAACGCAGCAGGAAATGCACAACCACGCAGCCTGCGCGGATCAGTCAATGGAATTGATCTTTGGGTTGATACTGCATTAACAGCTGCTCAATCAACAGATGGTTGCATGTATGTAATCAATCGTGATGCTTATACCTGGTATGAATCACCAGTATTGCAATTGCGCACAAACTTAATTGCCAATGGTCAAATTGGCGTAATGCTTTATGGATACGGTGCAACTGCCAAGAAAATTGGCGCTGGAGCATACAAATTCAACAAGGCTTAACAATCATGGGTGTAGTCGCTCCCGAATGCACCCAGTCGTAATCAGAAAGGATCGCTCATGCCTAATGTGATAAGTGTTGAACAGTTTCGCACCGTGTTAGGCGTGAGTGAATCCATGTATTCAGATGCTTATTTGGAGCAGATAATAAATTCATCAGAATCTATTTTGCTGCCATTATTAACCGCTTATCAATCAGCCGTGGATTCTTACCAGGTGAAAGATAACAAAATTAGATTTTATACTACCCGCGCCAACCTTTTTGTGATGGGTCAATCAGTTGTTGTGACTGGTTGTGGTGATTATGACGATACATACACGGTTGATGCCCGAACATCTGATGTGTATGAATTCACTGCAAGCGTAGATGCAGCGGATACCGTAATCACGCCAGTTATCCCCGCTGGCTTAGCAGTCCTTGATGGGTCAAGTGCTGCTGAGATTTATCAAAACAATGATGCGATAAAGAACGCTTTATTGGGGTTAAGCACTGACATTTTTCAGGCGGTCATTGCACCTGGATCAGTCGCTGAGGGTGTCGATTTTGCCCAAACTATCTTCCGCACTGGCAGATCAATGATCAATCGCCAAATGGGTTTGCTTTATCCATTCCTAGACACCGCAACCATTGCTCAATGAGTTCATCAATTGCTGAGGTTCGCGCAGAGTTAGCAACCGCCCTGGAATCAATCGGTGCAACGGTTTATTCATTCGTGCCCGAAGCCGTGATCCCACCTGCATGTGTGGTCGTGCCTGATTCACCTTATTTGGAATCAACATTGATCAGCAAATCAGGGGTCAATGTTAAATTGAATTTTGTCATTACAGCTGCGGTTGCCTACAACTCAAACCCTGGCGCATTAGATAATTTAGAAAAACTGGTCATTCAAATTTTAGGTGTAATGCCTGATGGTTATGTTGTTGGAGATGTGCAACGCCCAACCATAACAAATATCAACACATCATCACTATTAATTGCTGATCTTTCAGTCAGCACTTACTTCAATCAAGATCAAGCATAAGGAGAACAAATGGCAACAACAATTATCACAGGCAGACAAATTGCATTCACTATTGACAGTGATGTTTATGATGCCCAGGCAACATCAGCCACACTGACAGTTGCATCAACCATCAATACTTATCAGACACTTGATGGTAAGGCTTTTTACACCACTGATACTCAGGGAACATTTGCAGTTGAGATGTTGGCTGACTGGGGCGCAGGGGGTTCATTGTGCGAAGCATTGTGGCAAGCAGCTACATCTGCACCACAAACACCATTGGCAGTTTCACTAACTGCAACAACTGGTGCGGTATTCACATTTAGCGTGCAACCAATCCTGCCATCAGCAGGTGGCACTGCACCTGATGCACAAACAGTTTCATTGTCATTCACATGTGTAACAACACCGTTATTGAACGACTAATTTGGAATCGGGAGCAAACAAATGAAGTTACCAATCACAATTGAATACACAAATGGGTCATCAGAAACTTACACTGCGCAAGTTTCAGAGTGGGCGAAGTGGGAGCAGAAAACAGGCAACATCATCAGTCAAGCGCAGGAAAAGATTGGCGTATCTGATTTGTTATTCCTGGCTTATCACGCCATGAAGCGTGAAGCAGGTGGCAAACCAGTCAAACCATTTGAAGCCTGGTGTGAAACTGCCGTTGATGTGGTGGTGGGTGTAGATGACCCAAAAGTTACGAGCGCGGAAGCCTAAACAGATTATTGATTGAGTTGGCAATATCAACATCAATTCCAATGAGTGAGTGGGAAACCGCGGAACAGATTTTAACCGCAGTTGAGATTTTGAAGGAGAGAAATGGCGACTGATGCAATTGCCTATGATAAGGCTGAATTGCGTGGCATCATCAAAGCATTCGGTGCAATGAGTGATGAGGCAGTTGCCCAAGCCAAAAAAGAATCAGGCAGTTTGGTTGAATATCTACAACGCAAGATTATTGATGCAGCTGACAGTCTATTCTCACGCAAGGTTGCATCACCTATTGCTGCTGGTTCGCGTGTAAGTAAATCATCAAAGATCGGTGAGATGAGTTTTGGATTTGCATCACAAAAATTCAGTGGTGGTGGCACAACCCAACAATTGTGGGCTGGATCAGAATTTGGATCAAACAAATTCAAGCAATTCCCTATTTGGTCAGGTAAAGAAGGTCGTGGATCACGCGGTTGGTTTATCTATCCAACCCTACGCAAAGAGCAGCCTTACATCATTGATCAATGGGAAAACTCATTTAATCAAATCATTAAGGAGTGGTGATGGCATCAGGATCACGCACCCTTAAACTCTCCATCCTGGCAGATGTTGATCAGCTAAAAAAATCACTGGCTCAGGGTGAAAAAGATGCCCAGGGTTTTGGCGACAAAATGGGAGATGTTGGCAAGAAGGTTGGTGCAGCATTTGCATTGGCTGCTGCCGCTGCTGCTGCCTACGCAGTCAAAATTGGTATTGATGGCGTTAAATCAGCCATTGAGGATGAGGCTGCGCAACTTAGATTGGCTGGTGCGTTAAAGAGCGCCACAGGGGCAACTGATGCTCAAATTAAAGCCACTGAGGCTTACATAAGCAAAACTCAATTGGCTACTGGAATTACCGATAATGACCTGCGCGCATCATTCCAGAGATTATCAGTCAGCACTAAAGATGTTACAAAATCACAGGATTTGTTGAATTTAGCAATTGATGTATCTAAAGGCACTGGCAAGGATTTGGCAAGCGTTACTGAAGCGCTAGCAAAATCTTATGAAGGCACTGATGGCAAACTGGCAAAATTGGGAATCGGTTTATCAGCTGCTGATTTGAAAACAATGAATTTCACTGAAACAACAAAGGCGCTTTCAAACCTTTATGGTGGCGCAGCAGCAGCAAATGCGGAAACATTCCAGGGTCGCATTGATCGCTTAAAACAAGCATTTGATGAAGGCAAGGAAGCAATTGGGGTGCGGTTATTGCCCATCATTGAGAAAATGATCGGATATTTGTTTCAGTATGGCATTCCTATATTTAACAAATTCAAAGATGCGTGGGATGTAATTGCTGAGGCTATTGATAAGAATAAAGAAAAGTTTGCAGGATTTATTGACTTAATGGTCACTTATGTATTGCCGGTTTTGAAAACCATATTTGGATATTTGATTGACATAGGTGCAAAAGTAGCATCAGCAATTATTAACGCATTTGGCACAATACTGGGCGCAGTAACGCCAATCATAAATTTTATTATTGATTCAATCAACATGATTATTCGCGGTATTAACTTGATCAAACCTGGTGCAGATATTGGTTCTTTGAATAACATTGGTCAATCATCATCAAATTTCACATACAACTCAGGAAACCCTAGTGCTGGTTCAACTACTACAACAGTGCCATCAGTGCCTAAAGTTACAACAGGCGGTGGCACAACTACATCCAGCGGTTCAGGCAGTGGTGTAGTAGTTGCAATGCCACCAATCATTCCTACTGATTACACACCATTTGGTCAGGCTGGTGGTAATACTGGTGCAATCAATGGCGCACCAACAGTTATCGTAAATATGGGTATCGTGGGCGACCCTGAAGCAGCCGCAAGATCAGTTGTCGGCATCATAAATGATTCTTATTATCGAGGCACTGGCGGTGCTGGAAATTATGCAGGATTCTGATGAGTAACTGGAATCCATTGTGGAGAGTTAAAATCAATGGTGTTGATTACACCAATGCAATTTTGTCTAATTTAACAATTACATCAGGTCGCACCAATATCTATGAGCAGGCTCAGGCTGGATACATAAACATTCAATTGATCAACCTGGATCAATCACCTATTGAGGCTCAGATTAATCAATCAATAACCGTTGAATTGCAAGATTCCACTGCAACATTTATCCCGATATTTGGTGGATCAATTGTTGATGTGGGTGTATCAGTCAGTGATGCTGGTGGTGTTGCCTACGCACAAACAGTGTCAATAATTGCATTGGGTGCATTGGCAAGATTACAAAAAGCATTGACCAATGGTGTTTTGACTAAAGCACATGATGGAGATCAAATTTACAAGATTCTCCGAGGCGTATTATTTGCTCAATGGAATTCAGTGCCAGCGGCATTAACATGGGCTGATTTTGATCCAACAGTCACCTGGGCAACTGCGTTTAACACTGGATTGGGTGAAATTGATCGCCCAGGTAATTATGAGTTAGCAAACCGCGCATCAAATCGCACTGATGTTTATTCATTGGTTTCAGCATTGGCAACATCAGGGTTGGGATATTTGTATGAAAATGCCGAGGGGCAAATCTCCTACGCTGATTCAACTCACCGCACCAATTACCTAGCAGCCAATGGTTATGTTGATTTAAGTGCAAATGATGCATTGGCTAATTCACTTAAAATTCAAACCCGCGCAGGTGATGTGCGCAATAATTTAACTTTGAAGTATGGCTCACTTTCAACCAGTGAGGTGAGCGCAACTGATCCCGCATCCATCTCTACTTATGGAAATCTTGCACAAATCATCAGCACAACCCTATTCAATGCAGCTGATGCCAATGATCAGGCAGCATTTTATTTATCACTACGAGCAAACCCTCAGCCAAATTTCAACACCATCACTTATGAATTAACTAACCCTGAAATTACTGATTCAGATAGGGATAACCTGATCAACATATTCATGGGCATGCCATTATCAATTGCAGATTTGCCATTAAACATGAACGCTGGATCATTCCAGGGATTTGTTGAAGGATGGACATTTAAGGCTGCATACAACCAGGTTTCAATAACCCCAACACTTTCGCCTTTGTCATACTCACTCAATGCAATGCGTTGGAATGATGTGCCAAGCGTTGAACAATGGGCAACAATTTTATCAACACTAACATGGGAAAACGCCACAATAGTGGCATAAGGAGAAAACATGACAAATCCAACAAGCAATTTCGGATGGCAGATGCCAACGCCTACCGATTTGGTGACTAACTTACCCGCAGACTTTGAGGTGTTTGGTCAGGCGGTTGATTCAGATTTTGCCGATTTATTAGGTGGCACAACTGGTCAAGTATTAAAGAAAAACACAAATGCTGATTTAGATTTTGTTTGGTCTGCTGATGCAGCAGGCATGACAAATCCAATGACAACAACTGGTGACACAATTTATTCCTCACCTGGTTCAACACCTGCAAGACTGGGCATTGGTTCAACAGGACAAGTTTTAACAGTTGCAGCTGGAGTTCCTTCCTGGGCTACCCCAGCAGGTGGTGGCGGTGGTAAAGTTTTACAAGTAGTAAGTGCTACCACTAGCACAAGAGTTGATGTTTCATCAACAACATATACTGATAGTGGATTAACTGTTTCAATAACCCCAACATTATCAACATCTAAAATTTTGATATTAGTAACTCAGCCTGTTTATGTTTCAGGTTCAGGAAGTATTAATGCAAATATAAGAATTGTGCGCGGTTCAACTGCAATTTTTAATGATGTAACAGGTGGCACAAATGGTTCATTATCAAATTCTAGTGCGGGTGAAGTTGAATGGATTGTATCTAGTTCATATTTAGACAACCCAGCAACTACATCATCAACAACATATAAAACTCAGGGTGTGTTAAAAACATCAGGTGGCGGAAATGGTTTATCATTTCAAGTCAGATCAGGCGAACAGGGAACCATTACATTGTTAGAAATAGGTGCATAATGGAACATTATTTAATCAAAGCAATTAATAAGTTAAAACCAAACGCTGAATTTTCAATAACTGATAACGATTATTCAACTATTAAATGGGATGTATTAGAAGGTAAAGCACCCACTCAAGCTGAAATAGATGCAGCAATTAAAGAAGTTAAGGCTGATGAAATTGCCGAAGCCAAAAATAAAGCAGCGTCAAAATCAGCATTGCTTGATAAATTAGGCATAACTGATGATGAGGCTAAATTATTACTCAATTAATCAGCCAAAATGGATGGACTGCATCCGCTGATCCTAAAGAAATCGGGATCAGTTCATTTGTCGTGCCTGGCACAAAAATCAAATTAAGGTGCGCTGAATCAGTCGCTCCCCTATTGGTCACATTTGCATCAGAGTTTAACCAACACATTGAGCCAATTGATGCAGGTGGATTAGATGATTGGGGTTATTGTTTCAGGAATGTCCGGGGATCATCAGACAAACTCAGCAATCATTCCAGTGGCACTGCAATTGATTTGAATGCAACAAAGCATCCATTGGGTCATGCAAACACATTCACACCAATGCAAACAGTTTTGATTCAAGCATTGTGCAAGAAGTATTCACTCACCTGGGGTGGTAATTTCAAACGCCCTGATGAAATGCATTTTGAAATTTCACTTAATCCAGCCAAATGTGCTGAGTTGATTGAAAAACTAAACCTAAAGAAAGCGGGTTAAAATGAAACTGAAACAGGCTAAAGAATTATTGGCTAGTTGGTCAAGATCATACCTAGCAGCTGCATTGGCAGTTTATATGGCAGGTGGCACATTTAAGCAAATGGCAATGGGTGGCGTTGCAGCAATCGCACCCGTTGTGTTGCGTTGGATCAATCCTGATGATGCAGCATTTGGAGTTAATGCCAAGTAATGACAACAAATGAATGGATTGCGGTGATCGGTTGCGTTATTGCGCTGCTCACTGCAATCTATTCAGTCATGAAAATGGTGACAAAATCCATCATGAGTGAGTTGTTACCAAATTCAGGAAAATCAATGCGTGATGAAATTAGAGTGTTATCCAACCGCGTTGATGAGATTTACCGCATCATTGCTGATAGGCATACTGGCGGGTAACAATGCCAGCGTTGGCACATAACCCTTCAAATGTTTCAAATGAGTTGCCAGGCGGTTTGCATCCTGCAATACCAAAACATCAGCGGTTAATGGGTCAGCAGGTTTGGTCATTGGCGTGCGTAACCAATCCTCATTGATTTTGAATAAATTAGCTGCCCGCTTTACCTGGGCAAGTAATCCAGCCATTTGATTCCCATTTATGCAGATTTCAAATTTGCGGATATTTGATTGATTGCGATCCCCTGGCTCAGATTGGCTCATGACGAGCAATAAATCACCTGGATTAATTACCCGATCATCCTCACCGAATACATAAGCCACCATGCTTGATTTGAAATTAACCTCAGTTGTTGCCCGAATGCGCCCTGATGGATTCATAAATTCTCCACTAATTCACAGCCTGCTGCGTGGCGGTATTGCCATTGTCAGTGGCAACACCTACCATTTTGCTCATGTAAATCGTAGGGATTTACATATCAGTCAGGCAAGGGGTTATTACCAAATACTGAGATGATTTGATAATCCGCCTATCTACATTATGTAAAGTTAGATTGACATAATGCAAGCGTAATATCAAACATTTGTAATTGGTTTTATCCCCTGATCTGACCATATCGGATCGGGAGAATCTATATGGCACATCTACGAGTGCTAGCACTCATTTCAATGATAACTGCAATCAGTTTCATTGCAGGATATAAATACGGATACCGCAACGGCGATCACCTGGGAAGTCGCAGAGGATTTGCTAGAGGCATCCAGGTATCTAGGCAGATTGTAAGTGAGGTCAGCCGTGGCGCTTGAAAATTATTCCACAGTTGCCGAGCGCATTGAACAATTTTGGATGTTAAATCCAACTGGTCGTATTGATCAAAAAATCGTTTATCAGGATGGCACACGCTATATCGTGCAAACTGATTTATACAGGGATGCAGCTGACATGCTCCCCTACGCAACTGATTTTGCTGAGGAAATCAGATCCAGTTCAAATCGGTTTCCATGTGAAAATGCATCAACCAGTTCAATTGGTCGCGCATTACACACTGGTGGGCTTAGCAAATTCAGTGAAGGATTTGCACGGGAATCTAAAGATCGCATGGAGCGCGTAAATCTGAGCATTGTGCCTGATCCTGAGTTTGCGACCGTTGGTTCATCAATGGATGTGATGGTCAAAGAGATTTATGAGGGTGTTACACACTCAGAGAAACCCCAATGCTCACATGGTTACATGCTGGAGAAGGCTGGCGTGGGCAAAACTGGCAAGCCATACGCAGGCTATGTGTGCGGATCAAAAACAAATCAATGCAAGCCGATTTGGAATTGACATGGGCGGAATATCTTTCTCACGAGATGGAGTAACTGCTCACATCACCGCTGATGGTGAATTCCTAAATGAACGCCAGGCTCAGATTTGTGATTCATGCTTTGAGCCATTCAACCATATTGACATGATCAAGATAGTTGATCGGTTGTTTCATTTGTGCCGTGGCTGCTACTTAAAACACATCACCAAATGATTCAGGTGAGCCTATCCCCTGCTGAGGAAATGCACGCAGCCAGGGTGGCACTAACGCGCACGCAAGAATGCCGTCAAAGGGGTGTCAAAGAAAACATCAAGGACATCACCTACTTTCAAAACATATACAACCAGGCTGAGGCAATTGGGGCTGAAATAGCAGCTGCTAAAGCCCTGGGTGTTAATGACTTTGATGCATCACTTTCAAAGTGGAAAGAAACTGCTGACATTGGCAGAAACATTGAGGTCAGATGGTCACACTGGGATTCAGCGCACGCAATTTGCAAACCCACTGACCGTGATGATGATCTGATTCTGCTAGTTACTGGGCGCTCGCCTACTTATCGGGTCGTTGGATACATCCCAGTTGCAGCAGCACGCAAACCCCGATTCCTGCACAAATCAGGATATTGGTGGGTATCTCAGATCAACCTGCGACCAGTTGAAACCCTTGCAAGGAGCGTGTATGCCAACGCGACAATATGACTGCTCCATCTGCGCAAAGGCAGGGCGACCCATCAAACAAACATTTGGCATGTTCAAAGGTGGGGTGTGTGAATTAACTGATAATGAATGGTTTGCACAATGCCTGGGTTGTGGAGCGTTGGGGATCAAAGTTGTGGATGACCAATGAAATTTGCATACGCTGATCCACCATATTTCAAAATGGGTAAGAAAATGTATGCAGAATTCCATGATGAGGCTGAAATATGGGATCACCAACAAACTCACCTGGACTTAATCAAGCGCCTAGATGATGAATATCCTGATGGATGGGCTTTAAGTTGTAATCCATCAAATCTGAGTTGGATGTTGCCAGCTGCTCCAAGTCTAAGGATTTGCGCATGGACAAAGACATTTCATCAGATACGCCCAACATCAGTGCAAT